AGATTTCTTGAGGGCTTTCTTTTTAGCATCACGCGAGGGTAGATTTTGGAAGTTAACTTTTTCTGAGCCTGCCCACCGACCTGTATGTGCGCCATAATAACGTAGGGGAATAGGTAAAAACCCTTTATTTCTTGAGCCTATATCTATAAACCTTTCAATCCTAGATTCTTCAATAGTAGATTTAGTACCCAGACGCACTGCGCACAGTTCTTGAATTAGTGGATCCTCGTGTTGCTGTAAGGCAATAAATCCTTCATCTGTTTTAGCTAGAGCTGGTGCTTGTTTACCCGTGGTAGGACTTTCTTTCATAGGACACGGAACACCGAGTTCTTCTAGCAGCTCCGCGAATTGTTTATTAGAGGCTAATTTCTTTCTCACTGCTTCATTAGTATCACATTTTAAGCGAGCCATCAGACCTTCAAGCATCAAGGCTTTTTCATCACGCACTTCTTGTAGGCGTTCAATCAATAGGGCATCGTCTACTTTCAACTGCGGTTGAATAAACATTCTCAAGGTAATATCAATCAACTGATGTTCGGACTCAGGAAACTTAGGAGCGATGATCCCAAATAAATCGAAAGTTATCTGCACATCATTTATACAGTAAGACCTGTAGGCCGACAGTTCACTAGGTGTGAAGTCTTCAAGACGTTTACCTTTTGCATCCAACACTTCCGTGCCTTTTTTACCGAGGTTATAACGCTCGGCTAATGCTTTAAGAGATCCACCTGCATTAGTCCCATGTAATGCACGAGCAATAGATAAAGTATCAAAGTAAAAGGCAGGGGTTATTTTAAATACCCATGCTAAGATTGCACCGTCAAATAAAGTGTTATGACATACAAGACCAGACACTCGCCAATCTATATCATCTAGCGCGGCTTGAATCTCTTGATGTGTCCCTGTATGAAAAGTTGTTTTTTCTTCATCGTTTATTTTAATAGCTACACCGATGACTTGAAACTCGGGGTGGCGTATGTATTCTTCGGTAGTCTGTTTCGTTAGACCGTAGGTACTACTATAGTAAGTTTCAAAATCTAATGTTACTAATTGTTCCATGCTATATCCTCAATAACTACACTAAAAACACTATTTTGGGGGGTTACTAATGCATTACCCCCTACGCTAAAGTTGCACCAAAGACACTTTCCTGTGCGGTTTTCAGGTATGACTGCTTTGCTTCTTATCTCTTTGATTTTGGCATCAGCATATCTTTGAACCTGATCGTTAGCGTGATCTATTTCATCAGTCATCACAGCTTCCAGTAGGGCAGAATCTACGCATCAACATATCAGCAGTTTCTTCATTTGATAGTTCAGAGATAAGATCTTTCTCTGCAATAGGTTTCGGTTCGGGTTGCACCACAGGTTCTGGTACATGTTTTGTTTGTTGCTCCGCTATTATAGCGCGTAGTTTCTGAAGATAGAAATCTGCTTTCGCTAGATCTTTCTCAGGAGTTCCCTTATGAGAATATCTCCAAACATACTTAATCACTTGAGCTACACATACAGATGTAACACCACACAACCCCTGCGTAGCTGATTCAATTGCATCAATACACTCAACTTTACCTGCTGTGTAGTGAGATGGGTGATTTACATCATCATTGATTTTTTTCATTATCCTTCTTCCTTTAATTGGTGCTGTTCTAACATAAGATCTATCTGCTCTTGAACAAACGCCTGATCTAAATGAGCTACTAATAGATCAATTTTACCGCTATAGCCTAGGTGTTTATATATCCCTGCCAACAAACCGCGTATGCTGTGCGGAGATAGATCCATTTTTCTAGCAACTTCATTATTATCATTACCACACAAAATTAAGGTAAACGCTTCGTGTTCTCGTATAGTTAAACAGTTTTTCACTCTTTTCTCGCCCTTGTATTTTCTTCCTACTGTTACATTCATTTTTTAGTATCCTCTACTTTAAATTTACTGATCAACAACTCTAACTCATTGATATTACTCTCGTCAACTACTAAAGCTTGTCCACCGCAATTCTTAATATCATTAAGGTTTTTTAACTGAAGAGCCGTAGGCTTACCACCATTAGCTTTTGCTTCGATGCCGATAAACCTACCTAAATCTGTAAGCCCCCATCTTATCAAGAATCTTACAGATCTTTACCTTAACCTTTTTCTCTGGAGTCATAATTCTAAGTCTGTAGTGTCTGTCCACACGAACACAGGTGTTTGCTCACCTACATATGCACCTAATGTGTTAAACTCAAAAAATTCATAGGCTTCATCGTAAGCCATGCCATCACGCACCATAAAAATATTAATGCATTTCTCGCACGAATAGACTAACACTTCGCCTTCTGCGCCCCATAACATCGTTGTACCAATTATAGCTTCATCAAGTCCATCTGCTTTTAGCATAATCATTTTCCTTGTTATCTTTTCTTTCGTTGTGGTTGTTGTGGCACACCATATAATTTCACCATCCATAAATCTACAATCTTCGTAGCGTTCCAACATAACTCAGGCGAAAAAGGGTATTCAGTGAGAAGCATCGGTAGATTCATTCTCCAAACAGTACGGTTATCGTTGCGTCTTCCCACCTTTTTTACCCTTAGTTTATCTTTAGGTCTTTTGCTTTTTGAATCTGTCGCCAATTAAATAATCTCAAAAAGGCTTTTGCAAAGCCCCGTGCGTTTTCATAGCGTTGAGTATCAGACAGTATATTAGATAGTTCTGCGTGTCTGGGATCATATTTTTTTGTAGGTGTATTATCCATAATTGTTCTCCTCTTTATTGTAGTTGGTTTACTATGACATCGATCTCAGAGACTTCAAGTTCTTTTTCTTGATCGATAATAAGTTGCTCGGCTTCCTCTTCGGAATAAGCCTCGACAATAATAGGTATTGAATACTGCACCATTGCGCCAACAAACTTTTTAAGTTTTAGCTCTGGTTTTAGAAAGACAACATTGTCTTGTACTTTCTTAACTACCTTCTTCATGGTCTTTCTCCTTATCCCCATAAAAAACTTGTGAGGCTGAAAACTTTGTAGACTGCGGTTCCCACGCACAATGTTCCCGCACATATTCTTCGACTGTGAGGGGTTGCATTGTCTGTACGATAAACACTCTATATTCTTTTTTAGCCATGTTATTCTCCTTTGTTAGCCGTGCATCACCAGTTTTACCATTACATCTGTCGTAACATTACGACACTTAATTACCTTGCATTTTATATATTTCGTTTTTAGTTAACACCAATACATACATTGTAGGAGAAACTTTCCAACCAATATTTTTAAATTCTTTTTGTTCTTCACTAAGATATAGACGAGATATATACATATCAAGTTCTTGAAAGTCTCCATCTTCCTTTATAAAAAACTCTTTTAGAGAATTTATCATTGCAAGTTTGGGTCTAATTTCTTTGGGTGTTGTAGATTTAGTAAACCTTTTAGTAAAGCCATTAAATAAATATAACTCATAAGCATTATCAATACAGCTTAAAGCCACAAAATAAACATCATCTATATGAGTAATAGAATAGGGCGACCATTTTATAGTTTCTCTATTCATCTATACACTCTCCACATTAGGTAATAAAAGCCATGTCATTTTTAACGGAGAATCAAAAATATTCTTTGTGCGCATAAAAATTCCTGTAAAATCATCTAACTTACAACTTGTGTATCTTAGACCATCCTCAACCAAAAAATAGTCTTTGTATAATTCATGCTTTTTTTCTTCTTGTTTTCTTATTTTGTGCATAGTCAGCATAGGTAAAATGTCTTGGTGTTTAGGATAGTCTTCAAGTTTTGTATAACGCTTAAAGTTTTTGTATTTAAGCCCTAGTTCGCCTCCTGTAAGTGTTTCTATACTGCCGACTACATAACCTTCAGCACTATCTACGCCTATTACAGTAAACCCAGAACCCAGTCCTTCATTTATTATACCTTTTAATTCTTCTACTTTACCCGCATAACTTAACGCTTGATTATAATCATCCCTTATCTTTGCATCTACTTCGGCAGAGGGGGTAACATTATTTATATAACTGTCTATTAAAGAAGGTATATGTTTCTGCAATTGCTCAGTAGTTGCGTCATCTCTCTTGCGCTTTAAGTTCCACAGATCCTGACCATCAAGTTCAAACTTATCAGATAAATCCTTATAGCGTATATCTAAATTATACCTGCCTTCTAACCAATTAGAACCTTCACTTTCTCCATTATAGGTAGGGAAATTATCTTCCCTTTCATAGCCCTTTATAGCGCGTATAAGTTGAGGAAGTTTTACTGATGTACATAAATCTTTTTCATTCCAATTACCCCCATTTTTAAATTGTTCACAATGCTTAAACACATAAACATCTTTCCACACTGCTACCAGAGGAAATACTTTACTACCATGTAAATCAGTCTCCAGTGCTTGAGTGTGATTACACTCCATAATATAATTTAATTTACTCATATTACTTCTCCTCAACATCAAAATTAACCTCACGA